GGCCCGCCCGCCTGTTCACCAACCGTTCGCGCGGGATGCTTACACCTAGCGTGCTGATTTTGTAAGGGAAAACGTAGGCGTCAAATTTCGCCGCTGCCGCGTGTTCGCGCACAAATTCCGCGCCGCTTTCGAGCGTGTCGTCAGAATCGCACCAGAAACAGTAGTCATTCGAGGCGAGGTCAAAGCTCATCTGCCGCGCCGCCGCGAAGTTGTCCACATGCGGCCAGTCGGCGTGCTCTGGTTTGTTCTTGTAATCAGCCCAAACGAGCGGCTTGCCAAGCTCGCGGCAGACGCGCATGGCGATGGCCTGCGTGTCATCCGGTTTCGCCGCACCAATCGCGCGCACCAAAACGATTTCATCCGCCACGGGCGCGAAACTTCGCAGGCATCGTTCGATGTATTCGGAAACGTTGCCGACAATCATGCAGAGGCTAATCTTGTTGCTCATAAAAAATTCAGCCGTGGAGGTGAGTCTCCACGGCTGTCCTAGCGCGTTTCGGAAAACTTCGCCGGGCGGACTCACACGCTCGGCAAGTTAGATGTTGGCTCAGTTGTAAACTCTGATTTCTACAAACGTCCCTTCAAGCAAATCATCCGCAAGCGCGTGCGCGCCGTGCGGGTCGCATGTCGTCAGCGTGATGACGTTCGCGCTGGTCCGCGTCGCCGTGTGCGATGATTCAATTCCGGGCGTCACGCTGACGTAAGTAGTCGCGAGGAATGCGCCTGTCAAGGTGGCAGTGTAGGTGCCCTCACTCGCGCGCGCCCAAACCACGGTCCCGTCGAGGTCGTTTCGGAAAACCGTGGCCGTCGGAGCATCCGTGCCGGATTGCGACAACTTCGCAACGTAAAGCTCAACGCCGTTGAGCGTGTCGCATCGCAGGTTGCCCGCGAAATACGCGCCGCCGTTTGTTTGGTTGGCCATAAGAAAAAGGCGGGAGGGGTCGCCTCCCGCCGTTGGTGCGCGCCTCGATTAGTCAGTGCGCTTGATGACGCGGCCAGCCGTGGTCAGGCCCTTGGAGTAACCGTAGTTGCACTCCATATTGAGGAACCTCGTCCCTGTATTGGGATCATAATGCTTCCTGAGGCCCAAAGTAATGCCCGTTTCCGGGTCGGTCACGGCGTAGGCGGCCTCGTAGGCGGACGGGTCTTGCGGCTGCAAGTAGCGCATCGCAACCGCGATGGCGTTCGGGTGGGCCGCAAAGGCCATCACGCTCGCGCCGGACGCAAACAGGTTGTTGAGTTCGTAGAAGTTGAACCCAGCCGCGCGCATCACCTTGCCGTCGGCGAGCACGTTGTTATCGCGGAACATGTGCGCCTGAACAAAGTTCGTCACGCCCAGCAGCGCGTCGTAGGGCGTGCAGTCAATCAGCATCGAACGCGGCTCGGCGGGCACGTCGTTTTGGTTCAGGTCAAGCCGCGCCTTGCGCAACTGCGGCACGTCCATCGCGGTCGAAGCAACGGCGGTTGCAAGCGAGAAGTTCGCCGTAGTCACCAGCGATAGAACGTCCTGCAACACAAGCAACGCGAGCGCAGCGCCCTGTTGCCGGCCAAAAGACTCCAGTGAGCTGGCGGAGCTGTTCGCGGCGGTGATGTCGTCTTGGCCGATATGCACAATCTTGTGCTGGCTCAGTGAAATCGTCACGACGGACTTGGTGCCACCGGAAACGGCGTAACTGCCGCCGAATGTGGTGGCGGTCAGGCCAGACACGAGGGGCACGAGCACGTTTGCGCCGCGCGTGCCGGGCGCAGCCGAGAAGTTGGTGGAGAACGCGCGGAAGGGCGCGAGGATTTTCACGAAAGATTCCAGCGCGCTCTGGCTGATAATCTCGTCGTCGAGGTTGGTGTAGGTGGCCATGATGTTTTTGTTTTGGGGTTGCTACTGAAATCAGTTCTGGTGAGTGCGGTTGAACTCGGCGCGAATCGCGGCGCGGTTTTCTTTGAACATCTTGGCGCGCTTGGCCGGGTCTTTCTCGGCGTCCAACGCGGCGAGGATATTCACAGAGGCGGGAGCGGGAGCGGCCTTCGCAGGTTCAGCGCCGACGGCGGCGAGCTGCTGAACGGCCACCTCTGCGGCCTTGGTTTCAACGGCGGCGGCGAAATCCTTGTTGGCCTTCTCGGCGTCGGCCAGCTTCACGGCGAGCGCGTCGCGTTCAGTGGTCAACGTCGCGTTCGCGGCAGTCAGCGAATCGCGTGCGGCAGTGAGTGCGGCAATGTCCGGCAAGGCGGACGCGGCAGCCTTCAACGAGGCATTTTCCGCGCGGAGGTTGGTAAGCTCTTGGAGTGCTGTCATAAGTTTTGCTTCTCTTTACATTAGGCCAGCTACTACGTCAAGTCCGCGAGCAACATTTTTTTCGCTTCACCAATATCCGCAACGAGCGCGTCCGTCAGTGACTCACGCCCGGCCTCGTAGCCCATGAACGTCTGGCCTTCCATTGCGGCCTCTGCGATGCCGGGGCGATGCTCCAACACAAATCCCTTGAACACGGCGGCGAGGCTGGAAATGCGCTGCTGAATGGAAGCGGATTGATCCTCGCTCAAAGACGTTCCCGGCACGCCTGCGCCCTTGAATTTTCCAGAGCGGAAAACCTTCACCACGATTCCCATCGCGGCGGCAAGCGCGCTCATGTCTTCATGCGCGACATAGACGCCGATGCTGCCAACCTCTGCGCTGGTCGTTGCGAAAATCGCGCGGGACGGCGCGGCAAGCCAGTAGGCCGCAGAACAGCACATGCCAGACGTGAACGAATAAACGGGCTTGCGCTTCGCGGCTTCCGCGATGAACGCGCCAAGCTCCGGCGTGCCGCTCACGAATCCGCCGGGCGAATCGAAGTCCAACAGAATCGCTTTCACGTTGGAATCGGCCAGTGCGGTTTCCATGTCCCGGCGAATCTTTGCGGTGTCCACAAAACCAAACGCCGACGCGATGGACGGCAGCCCGGTTTGAATCGTGCCGCGCACTGGCACCGTGGCGATTCCGTCCGCGTCAACGGTCATCTGCGGAATCGGGTCGCCGTAGCAGTCGCATTCGTTGCCGTCGTCATCCTCGAAACCCATTGCGCCCGGCGCGCCCGGCGAAATCTCGGCAAGCGTGGCAATGCGCGCGGACCATCGGCGCGGGTCAATCAATAGCAGGTCTTGTGATTCAAGTAGTGCTTTCATCGTCGGTATTGGTTTCGTCCGCGCTGTCGTCTTCCGTCATCATCGCGGGAGGATTCGCGCTGCGCTGTTGCAACAATGAAAGCGCGGCTTCAATCGTGATGCCATGATTATCAGCCAGCCTGCGCCCGCGCATAAGCAGGTCATCCGTTTCGGCCTCGGCTTGGTCGCGCTCCTCTTCCCACCATTTGCCACGGCGCGCGGCAACGTCTTTCAATGTCACGAAGCCCAGCTTGTATTCCTCACGGTCAACCTGCGAGGACCAGCCACGGTCCGCAGTGAGTTCGGCCGGCGCGGAGTGCGCGATTTTCCACCAGTCAGGATTTGGTGGGAGTTCACCCGATTGAATCGCCTTCGCAATCCGCCAAGCATCAATGCGCGCGGCCATCTTTTGCGCGATCATCTGGTATTCGCCAATGGTCCGGTGCGCGACTTCCATCACCATCCGCAGCGATGCGCCGCCAATCTTGGAAGCGTTCACCGTCAGTTCGTAAGGCCAGTTAATCGCGGCCAGCCCGTCGCGCGTCACCCGCTCCCAAAACTCCTGAGAGTTTGCCGATGGCCGGCTGGATTCGGGGAATTCAATTTTGCTCCCGCTGTTGGACCGAAATACGCGGACGCTGCCGCCGTCAACGCGCTCCTCGTAAAGTGTCCCCGTGTCCGTTGCGGTCGAGGTTATGTCCTCCGCGTCCGGGTCAATGCGGCCTTCTTCCGTGTGCTCAACCACGGCGTAGCTGGCCTCCTTTTTCAAAGCCAGCCGCAGGAATTCAAACGCCTGCTTGCGGTCCTGCCAGTCACGAATACCCGCCGCTATTTGCGACACGCCGCGCGTCTGGTCGCTGAAGTCTGGACGATAATAAACGGCGAGGTCTGCGGACGAATAATCGCGGAAGTCAGAACCATCCGGCCCATAAACACGCCAGCCAACCGTGCGGCCCCACGGATTCAGGATTGCGCCGTTGCAAAGAAGGTTTCCGGCAAACTCGCCCTCAGTGATTTCAGTCGCCTCGCCATAAGCGCCGATGCGATGCGATGAAATCAGTTGAATCTGCGGATAGTCCGCCGACTCGCTTGAAGTCAGCAGCACGCCCGTATCGCCGTCGCGGATGATGGACACGAGCGCGACGCGCAAAGCATTGCGCCAGTCGAATGCCCCGCCTGAAATCACACAAATTTTGTGCCACTCGTAAAGCAACTCCTCTGCGCGGTTTCCCCAATCGCCTTGCGGACGCCCGTAGTATTGCGGAATGAACCCGTTGCCAATGCTCACGTTGGCCAGCGTCACGATTGCATTTTGCAACTGTGCGACGTTCGCAAACAGGTAGCGCCCAAGGCTGGTGAGTTCACGTTGCCCCGCCGCCGCCGTCGCGTTGTAATCGCGCGCAACGCGGGGCATGTAGGGCCGCGTATTGTCCGGCTTGGCCGCGTCATAAAGCGAGTTTCCCCGCGCTTGAAACGGCTTGCCGTATTGGTCAAGAATCCGAAAGGGTTTCGCGCTCACGGGTTGAATGCCGAGTTGAAATTGCATCGGGCCTTGGTCACCAGCGCGCCGTATTGCGCCGGGTCAATTTTCCGCAAGGCGTAACGGCACTCCTCCAAAACTTCCTTGACTGGCATGACAAATTGCTTGCCCGTCGTAGTGTTGCCGCTGCCCCACGTCATCAAGGTCTTGCCCTCCGTCACCAGCGTTTTCGCTTGCGCGCGGATGGCTAAAACCTCGGCCTCGGTGAAGTCTGCAAAAATGCCAGTCGCCATTGATGCTAATGACTAGCATCAGTCCTTCTTATTGTCTAGCCCAGAATCCGTCCCCCGACTAAACGCCGAAACGTCCATCGCCACAAACGCCATCAAAGCGCAGTCTCCCCAGTGATTGTTTCCTGAGTCGCGCCATTTCCAGACGGTAGAGCCGCGCGCGTTTTTCTCTGGCTCCCGGCGTTCGTCCTGCAGCTCGGCAACCAAGTCAGGCCCTGCGTCGGCAGGGATTTCAAATAGCGGGCCTTTACCTTTCAGCGCATACAAGTAAAGCCTGTCCTTATACACGCCGTTGCTCCACTCCACACGCGTAACTCCGCGCGTGTTCGCCTTCTCGGTGCCAATAAACGGGTCAACGGATTTCACCCGATACGGGCGCGAAATCACCCGGCCCGATGCCGTCGGATGCGCGAACGATTCCTGCGCGCTGCCGCGCATTGCAATCCAAGCCCATCGGACGCACTCGCGAAGGATTTCGGTTTGCCGGTTGCCGTCGGCGCTATCGATGAACACGCCGCGATTCGCAACGCCGTGCCGCTCCTGCAATCCGCGAAGGTCCGCAAAGTTTGACACCCTCCCGTAATCCACAAGCCGCATTTCGCCGCCCGCGCGAAGCTGGCAGACAAGGAACTTCAAGTGATCCTTCTGAACGTCCACCGTCAGAATTCGCGTCATCTTGCGCTTGTCTGTTTCTGTAACCGGCCAGAATTCGCCGCGCTGGTATTTCCCGCAGAGCTTCATTATGTCCTCGGCATTCGCCGCGTCGCCAAGCATTAGCCACGGCTCGCCAAGGGTTTCGCGAACAAACGATTTCAGCGCCTCAAGGTTTCCGTTCTCCGCCTGTTCCTTGGCCGCGATAAACTCGCACACGATGTCATCCCACTTCACCCACAGTGAGTAAGTCGCATTCCATGCGAACGATTCGGTGTTAGGCTCTGGCGTCGGGTTGCGGTTAAACCGTGCCAGCGTTTGCAACAGCTTGAACTGCTCCGCCTGCCGGAATTCCGCCGCGCATTTTTCGCACTGGTAGCGCACCGTCTTGCGAAGCTCCGTCCAGTTCCATTTCCCGGCTGGCCGCGTTTCGTCGTTTGTGTCCCATAGAAAACCGCCTTGCTCGCGCGGCTCTGGAAACAAAACGGACTTCTCCCGGCCAAACCTGAACGGCTGCCGATGCCCGCACGACGGGCAGGCGAAGTGAAAAAACGTCTGCGTGCCTCGCTCCCATTGCGCGTGCATTTCCTCGCCCGCGTCTTTCGGCGTCGAAATCACAACCGTCTTGGACTGCCGATAACTTCGCACGCGTTTCTGGACTTTGCCCAGCGCGTCTGGTGGCCAGTCGCTTGCCTCATCGCATACCAGCCAACGGACGGGCGTTGACTTCAATTTCGACGGCGAATTCGCGCCGCGAAAATACAGCGGCATCGTGGAGAACTGAATCAGGTTTAGCGTCTTCTCCGCGCGAACGGTTGGCATCCGCTTGGCAACGTCGGGGATGTTCTCCAACAGCGGCAGCAGCCGCGCCTTGGTAAATTCGTCGCAAGCCTCCTCCGACGCTGCCACCCAGAACATCGGGCCGGGCGCTTCGCAGATTGCCCATGCGCAAAAAACCATCAGCGTCTGCGTCTTGCCGGCCTGCGCCGAAACCATCAGCACAACCTTTTTCGTCGTCTTGTTTTGCAGCGCGCCAAAAACCCACCGGACCATCGGGGAAACGTCGGTGCGATATGGCCCCTCAATCTGACTCAGCCCGGTCAGGTCAACCCGTTGCTCTGCCCATTCGTGCAGCGGCTGGTCGCTTGGCGGCGTAAGCCATGCGGCAATTAGGTCGCGAAGCCGAGTTGTTGCAGCGTCTTTTTTTTTACGTCTTCGGGGACGTGCGGCAATCCAGCAACCTCCCGCAGCGCGGAGCGCAACCCACCGTTCACCCGGTCGGCGATGAACTCCGATGGCTGATTGTGGCAGACGTTTGCCACGCCGTCGCCAAAGTTGCACAAGCGCGTCACCAGCGACGTGAGGATTGAACTGTTGGCTTCGCTCACGGCGTCAACGGTCAAGAGCTTGCCCTCCTGAATGTCGGCTGCCATTTCGGCGAGCCGGGCCTTGGCGTCCTTCTCCCTTGCCCGCGCGCTTTCAAAGTCGCTCCCCTTATTGCCAGCCGAGCCGCGCACGTATTCGCAGTAGCTCCGAACGCATTCGGCCATCATCCAGTGGCTGGTGCTGGTGCCGCGTTTCAGGATGCCCTTGTCGCCAAGCCTTGCCACCTGCCGCGCGGAGATGCCTAGCAGCATTGCGAGGTCGCCGGTGCTTAACTCCGCATCGTTCAAGGGCTTAGGCTTAGGTTCGGTCATGTTGCTACGGGCACATTAAGCGATTCGCAACC